CCTCCTAATCTTTTTTATAAAATTCGCACTCATATCCGTCAGCACGAAGAATCAGACCTTTTGCCCATTCTGGAGTTCTTGCCATCTGCTGACATATTTTTTCAAGTGACATATCCTTTGACGCTTCAATAATCATTTCATCGTGTACATGGGCTACAATAAAGCAGTGGGAGAGTGTCTGCATGGAATACATCAGCAGATCTCTTGCAATTCCTTGTGTGCAATTCTCAACAAACTTCGGACCGTAGCTTTCAAGCCTGTCCCACTTTTTCTGAGCGTTAATGCCCATATATGTAACAGATTCACCGCCGAACTGGTTCTCTCCAATGCGTGGCTTTGCGTAAGCAAGTCGTCTGCCACTTGGAAGTTCAATAAACAGAAAACCTGATTCATATGAGAATTTAAGTCTATGTGTTTCTGCTGATGTTTTTTCTTTGATCGCCTTTTTTACGGCTTTATCTACCGCCCACCAAAGTTCTGTAATATGCGGTGAAGCCTCACGCCAATCGGTTACGATTTGTTTCAGTTCCGCATCGGATAAGCCGAGAGAATCCGCTCCCATCGCTTTCATAGCACCGACTGATCCGCCGTAGCCACAGTTGTGGACGAGTTTTCCTGAAACCGTAAATCTGTGATTAGGACCTGCATTCTTTAAATCATATACACGTGACCGGCTTTTACTGATAAGGACCTCATCTGCTGTTTTCTCATTTGCGAAAATGTGGTTCTTCCATGAATACTGCAGTGCAATTGCACCGTTCCCTGTATTAACAAGCTGAGAACCTGTTGCAGCGGCAATACCGAATGGAATGGGTGTTATTCTGCCTTCAACCCACACAAGATGGTCGGGTGTTGCCGTAAGTCCGTCATAAGAAATGACATTGCGTTTTCCTTTATAGATCACACCCTGATGCTGTATCCATTTCACACCGTCCCATACTTTATCGGAAACAGAAACTCTTTCTATTGGTTTCAATCCATGATTTGTAAGAACAAGCTGCCCCTCTGCAATGCAGGCAAGTTCTGCCACTTTGCCTTTCTGCCTCAGATGTCCGTTAACGCCGTGCTTTACAACAGGAACACCGAACATCTTTGATGCCGATGCACAGTAAATGTCCTCGCCGTTTGCAAATGCCCGCATTCGCCATTCTTCACCTGCAAGCCATGCGATCACTCTTGCTTCAATGGCAGAGAAGTCTGTAACGATAAATTTCATATTCGGTCTTGGAATAAATGCGGTACGGATAAGCTGTGACAGCGTATCAGGCACATCATCATACAGCATCTGAACACTGTCAAAAGAACCGTACTTTACAAGTTCTCTTGCCTCTGCCAAATCAGGCAAGTGATTCTGCGGAAGATTTTGCAATTGTATATTTCTCCCTGAATTTGACACAATTCTGCCATTTGCCATGAATCGATTATGTGGTCCGGCATTTAAAATATCATATGTTTTCATTACGTTTACTCCTGTTCTCAAGAAGGGCCTTTGTTCTTGCTTCGATATAGGCTTTGTACGCATCAGGATTTCCTTTCAGTTCTGCCCACCAAGCTTTAACCCCTTTACTCGCAGCAGCACCCTGTTTTTTTCTATCTATCGATGCTCTTGCTTTTTCCGTTATCTTATATTTTTCTTCATCAGTAAGATTAGAAAAGTGACACTTTTGTGCTTTTGAAATTTTTTCACCAATGATTGCTCTTTCTTCTTTATTCCTGCCCTGCCAAACCTCTTTTATAGCGTTACTTCTTTTTTCATGTTGTCGGTACTTACTTATTAATCGTTCCTTTAACGGTCTGTTATCCACTTTTAAGTAACAAGGCGGCGTCTGTCCCTTTATACGTCGAGCAATTCTGATTGCCCGATAAGACAATTTATAGGCTTCTTTTGGATGTTCATGTCGCCATTTCTTGCTTTTGAGAATCAAGTTATCATAGTTTGTCCAGTCGTTCTGTTTTTTACGATCTGACAGTTTCTTAAGAAAAGCAGACTTAGCTTCAGGATCGGCGTTTAATCGTTCCCAAAAAATTCTGCCTCCTTCAGCTGCATCATTTATTCCACCGGATGACAGATTCATAGAAAGCTCTGCGGGAGTTTCAGAAATATAACGTTCCTCAAGCATCAGGGCATTAAAGTGATTAAAAGTGTGGCATATTTCTTCAACATGAAATTTTTCAGCACCAAAATATCTTATAGCATTGTAAAATGGATGCTTTGGTGCTTCACCATTTATTGCACGTTTTTTATGGTGCCTCCATCTCTCAGAAAGATCCATACTTGTATAGCCTACATAACATCTGTTATCAGGAGCAATCACACGATATATTATATATTTTTTCCTTTCCATAAAGGTATTTTCATCTCCTTTGCCTCAATAAGAGGAATTTTCATATATTCATCAATAAAGACCTGATGTTCCGGTGTAGCAATTATCTCGTCCCACTCGATAACTTCCTTTTC